CAACCGCCACACAATCAATACCGCCGCCTGAAGTAATAACAACGGCGTCCGCAATCGCTTCGCTTCCGGTTATATTAATAGACGTATTAGATGTTAAATCTAAATCTTCTCCGGCAATAGCACCGGCGACAATTAAATCCATACCACCGGCAGAAGTTGATATTATCAAAGCATCGGCGGCAGTACCAGAAGACGCAAGAACAAGACTTGAATTGGTAGCTCCTGTAATGCCAATAGTCAAATCCTGTGCAGTGCCATCAGTTGCAGTTGTTATCGAGGCGGCAGCTGCATCAAAAGCTATAGTGCCAACACCTGACAAATCGTCAACATCGCCCATAGCAATACCATTTACGCCTGTCGAGGATTTAAGACCGATTACATTGGTAGCCGAGTCCATATCAAGTGATAAATCTTCACTTGCGGCTGTAAACGTAATTTCGCTTACTGGCGCATTTGTAATAGTGGCACCGGAATCAAGGGTTAGAGTTGCGCCTACCGTTACGTTTTCGGCTGATAAATCTCCGCTTAATGTAGCATCTACGCACAATAAAGTACCGGCTTGGTCAACAGACCAGTTATCGCCGGATATATCCGTACCGCCAGTTTGACTATTAATCGTCAAAGCTGTTCCGGTAGCGCCTGTGCCCATTGTAATTGTCATTGCAACAGGGTCATTGGTAGCGTCATTTTGAACTATTGCCAAAACAGGGTTGTTATCAGTATCGCTTACCGTAAGCGTTACAGCCGAACCATCAACATCTATAGTGTTACCACCGTTATAGGCAGTATCCAAATCAGTAACGGTGGAAGCTGCGGCGGCAGTCAAATCTACCCAAGACGAACCATCGTACCAAAGCAGATTATCGTTACTATCGTCAACATAAAGTAAGCCTTTGTTTGGGTCTGTAGGCAGTAATGTACCGGGCGTTAATCTTAAATTACCTATGTCAATTTGTGTAAACTCAATAATGCTTTCTACTTCACGACCCCAAAGCAGGGCTTCGTCTTTTGCGTTACCGGTAGAACCTCTCCACCAGTTCGCAGTAGGCTTACCGTCAAGACTCCACGTCATTTCCGCCTGAGTCATTGAGGCGAAAAGCAAGACTAATAAAAAAATCTTTTTCATAGTTTTTTCCTTTATACAAGGGGTAGGCGGAAAGAATAAAAAATGTCCGCCCACCCCGATTAATATTATGCGCCAACCAAGTCTATCTGGTCTTCAATATTGAGAGGTTCATTCGACAACCAAGCCCACAATGAGCCTGTTGACGGATTAGAACCGACTACATTGAAATACAGCCTTACATATCTCTGCCATAACTGGTCAGGGATAATATAACTTACTATAGCCTTGCCAGCCGTAAGATTGGCACGTGCTATATTAGAAATTACAACCTGTTTCTTCGTCGAACTTGTCGTAAAATCACTGGCACTATCAGACTCAAATGCTATTTCAAGCGAATCAAGAGTGTTAAATGCAGCGTTTACTCTAATGTTCAAATACACAGGTGCTTTGCCAGAAAAATGATGTTTACCGTTTGCGCCGAGGTCGATTGACTTAGTACTTGCGGCATCTCCTGTAATGGCCTGATATTTAATGGCAGTAGAACTGTCATAGGTGAACATATCGTTAATATCTATTTTACTCATTTTGTTTCTCCTTTAGAAAGAGATGTTAATATTTAGCTTATCAAACCTTCGGTAATCGTGATTGTATCTTCACGGAGTACAGGTTTATTAAAGAACGACAAAATCTTGCCCTGAATTGGGAATCCCATTTCCTGTCCGGGCGTGAAATTGCAGAACGAATTTGGCATTTTATTTGCCCTTTGCGTCATTTGAATTATCAGGGAATTATTTGCATATAGTACGCAACCATCGCCGGAATTAGGCATTTTCATAATTGCTTCTATAAGCAAATCTTCGTCAAATGATACTTCCGTAGTACCGTTTGGAGTAGCCGAACAACTGATATTGGCAACTCTGAATACAGACCTTAAATCGTGAATGAACAGGCCAAAGTCAAGGTTCCATCTTGTCTTCTGGCAAGGATATGTATTACCTGCATCGTCCGTTTTTTCAAACTTATTAGTAAAGTCTCTGCGTACTACCTTAGAAACAGTAGTAGGATAAATCAGGTGGCATTTGCCTTCGCCCTGTTGAATACCCCAAATAGATGTCTTATTTGCAGTTATAGAACCGTTACCTTTTGCGTTGTCGTAAACATAAGTACCAATAGCAGAAAATTCAGTCCTGTTATAAAGACCTGTAATTTGCAACGGGTCTGTAGCAGGATTACCGTTAAATATCCTACTTGAGGCTGTTTCAAACAAAGTTTCAAGTCTTCGCTGTTCCTCTGTTGAATATCTGGCTGCCGCGCCTATTTCGTTTTCTATGATACGGACATCAGTTTCAAGAGTGGACTCAAGACCTTCGGTAGTATCAGTTACAACTTCCAAGCTGTCTTTAGTTGGCGCAGTACCGAGACCATAAGCGTATTCAGTAGCCGATGCTTTAGCTACAATCCTATCGCCCGTAAATACTTTGCCATAGTTACAGGGAACTGCTGGCATATTAAGGAAAATTTTGTGTTCTACTTTAAGGGGGTCTATCCACTTATCCATAGAACCATCTGGATTTTGTGTTTTAATCACATCGAGAAAAGTTAGCTGACCCATTTGATTGCTCCTTTAAAAAAATAGTTATTATTTTTTTTCGGGAGGAATCTGAACAAATCAGGCTCCCTGACACTTGCGGCGGTTTAAGACCGACTTGCACTTTGCAAGCTAAGCATCAGGCCTCTTCAAGAGGGAATCTGAATATATACTAATTATGTACTTTTTGTATTAAATTGTCAACATTATTCTGCTGGCCACATCCAAGGCGCGCCGGGATAGGCTTCCATAGCTACCTGACGGGCAGATTTAGTTCCATTACTATTTCCTGTACCTACGAGTTTGGCCGTTTCTATCTTAGATGCTATTTTGGCAAAAGATATAATATTTTCTAATGGAATACCGGCTTTTTCAAAGTTTTCAAGCGTAGGATTGCTATACAATCCAACTTCTTTCATTTTAGCTTTGAGTCCATCGTCAGCTATAAATTCAATCAAAGGCATAGTTTTACGCAGATTTTCTACAAGGGCATCGCCCTTATATGTATCGTTTATCAGTTTTACCTTTTCTTCACGAGCAGCTTTAGCGGCAGCAGCGGCAGCTTCTTCTTCAGCCTTAATAATTTTCTGCTGTTCGTTGTAAGAGTTCATCATTATAGGATTGTAAAAATCCTCTACTAATTCCTTAATAAATGATTTTGGGTATCCTTTTTTGGCCGCAAATTTGGTTATACCGTCAATCAGGTTCTTATCAATATCTACGCCGTCAGGAATACCGGCTTTCCAGTTAATATCTTTTAAATCGGCTTCACTCTGCACTCCGCCAAGTTCTTTGAGTAGGGCTTTGTTATAAGCCTGTATATCTTCAGGCTTTGCATCTTTAGCAGGTTTTTGTATTACATTTTCAAGTTTCTTACCGGCAAAAGCTTTGTTATCAGCATAAGCCTTTACAAGTCTCGGTATGTCCGGTATGTCAAATTGCATATCCTTATGCTCTGCGCCGAGAAATTCAGGCAATTTAGTTTTAAATTCTTCTGTAAAAACACCATTTTCATCTGTAAACATTTTTTATTCCTTAATTATTATTTGCATCTGTTAATATTTCGGTTTGTACGTTCAACCATTGATAGTCATTTGCAAGCATTTCTTTTACTCCATTTACATCTACTTTGGAGTTTATTGCTTTAGCGTGAAAACCTAAGATTGTATTAAGTTCAGCAATTTTATATGTCTGAATAGAATCTATACTCTTTCCATATTTTTCTATCCATTTAGCATAGGCACTTTCAAATCCTTTTGTCGGCTCAACATCAGCAATCATTTTATTAAATGCCGCCTTTTGACCACCTACAAAACCAGTCATAAAAACAAATAACACTACCAATAAAAATACATACTTTCTCATTTTTTATTCCTTTCCTATTTCAATTGTTTTAAATTCGCCGTCAACCTGATTTTTAAAACTATCAAGTCCGCACATAATCTTAATCTCTTTAATCAAATCTCTTAAAGCGTTTTTCTTAATAGCATCGTCAGAATTAACAACTCTCAAACTCTCTACTTTCAATATTATATCACCAAATACAGCTCTGTTAAGTTCAGAACTATAAAACATATTGTAATAGTCCCTTTTTCTCTGCCGAGCCATATCATCAGTAAATTCATCAGGATTTTTGGTTTCAAACCATCTCATAATGTCTTATATCCGGGCAAGGCTATATTCATATCCCATTGAGGATTTTCAGGGTCTCTGCCTGCTCTTACAAGCAGTATTTTAGCTTCTTCGGTCTGTTCAGGACTTATACCTGCCCTGAACCCACCTGAACGAGCTACGAAGCCTCTAATCCTTTTTTCTAACGCCTGTTGAGGGTGTAAATCGCTAAGATTAGGCTTTATATTAACTCCGTGTCTTGCTGACTGCTGTTTAGTTACAGCTTCTACCAAATCCTTACGCGCCTTGGCTATGTTCTCTTTGGGTGTTGGAGGCTGAGGGATTTCTTCTTTCTGAGCCGGATTATCCTTTAGTAATTTAAGTAAATCGCTATATTCAGCGTCAGGATTGAACTGCAAGCCTTGCTTAGTCAGTTCGGCAATAATTGTTTCTTTTGATAATTTAGCCATTTTCTAACCTTTCAATATTTTCTTAATTTCAACAACTCTCTTTTTCTGGCCGTCAGATACTCCTTCACGAAACTTACCATCAGCAGTTACAAGACCTCTTAATTCTACTTCCAAACCTGCTGTTTTGTTATATTCTTTTACGTCTTTAGTTTTCATTATTTTTTCCTTAAACTTATTGCTTTTCTTATCATTTAATTTCCATTATTTCAATTCCCGTAAATCTTAATGGACTTTTAAACGAATCAAACCAACAATCTGCAATAATCCGACCACTTATAGATTTACAATACCAAACTATCGCAGAAATTTCCTCTCTGAATAACGGGATAAATTCAGGTTTACTTTCAGAAAATTCTCCTATTTCTGCCAATAAACTTTCTATTTCTTTTTCAGTATATGTATTTTTCATTGTATAGCTCCTGCTAGAAATTCAGCCGGACTTCCGGCCTCTACTTTTTTACTAAGGGCAGGAATTAGCTTAGCTCCTTCGGCCATTTGTTCGGCCTGAGCCTGCTGTGATTCGGCTTCCTGTATTTTCTGCAAAGTTCTATTAACTTCATCATTATCCTTTACGGCCTTTTCCTGTACCCCCATACCTTCGGCAAGTTGTTCTACAAGTTCCAACTCGTTTACTTTGATTTTCATTGTAGGCCAAACTTCAGATAATTGAGCTACAGCCTGCGCCCAGTCTATCAGCCCCATAGTCTTAAATGCCTGTCTTTGCAACTGGGCAAGATTACCTATAAACTTAGGTCTTATAGGTGTCATACTCTCATTATCGTTAAACAGTTCTTCAGGAGGCTCTGGCATACGTCCTGCACGTTCCTCAAAGAGCCATTGAGTCTCTATGGCCTGATTAAGATAGCCCTCAAAACCACCAATAGCAGCACTCATCATAGCTACTTTTTCGCCCTGCATACGCTGTGCCTGATACGCTGTTATCTGCGGCAAATCGGGATTAGATAATAATTCAAAGAAATTAATAAAGAACCACTCATTACAAACCTGTTTTAAGTTCTCAAATTCCTCTCTTGCAATATTAAAACCCTTACCCTGATATACGTTCTCTATAATCTCATTCACCTGATTTATTCTATTGACACCGCCAGCCCTTAAATCAAGTTTACCTATAGTGTCAGAAACGCGCCATATACCTCTAATGGCCTTATTAGCATCGTCAAGCATCAATTCTACAAGTTTATTACCTACAAGGCCGGTAGTAAGGCACTGTGAGCCTAAGCTGATACCGTAAGGGTTATCGTACCTGTCGCCGTAAGATTCAACTATTGGGAAATTGTCCCTGCCGGATTTCATTACCAATCTTTTGTTCTGGTTACTTTCCTTATGCAGTATGTAAAAGACCTTGTATTTCTTGTCTTCCGGATTGATAGTATCGACTACAAATTCAGAGTTATAAGAAACATATATCAATAAGTCGTATTCTTTAAATGGATTATCGTTTACACCACTGCCCTTAGCATCCTGCAATACAGCAGGCGGAAGATTATCAGAACCGAACTTATCCAGTAAATCAATAGCTGAAATCTTACATTCCTGTGCGAATACTATATATTTACCAGTATTGTTCTTTCTTAAATATACAGAGCCACAGGATAGCGTCTTATATACCATCTTACCGTCTATCTTGTCCTCGTCAGGCCATACAGAGGCTGTGCCTATAACACCATAATCAGAAGCCGTCCAATACGCGGAAGTATAGAACGTATTACTCTGACCGAAAGACATCATTATCTGCTCTGCACAAGCCTGCAAATACTCTTTAACTCTATCTGATTTCATCTTACGCTGGTCTTCAGTTACAAATAACGCCCACGGCTCGTGCCTGCTTATCATATGACCATTCATACCAAGAGCAAACTTATGCGCTGCAAGTGCCGGATAATCGAAGTAAGTCTTAGAACCGAACTTTTGACCGTCCTCATACTCTCTTAAAAAATTATATGAACGAGGCTGAAATATCTTTATAAGATTCCGCCATAAAGGCTCATAATAAGACCGCTTATTTTTAAGAGCACTAAAATCCTTAATTACAAAGTCAACAAGCGTTATATCAGAATTAAATTGTGAAAAGTTCATCCGCCGAGTTTATCCTTTAAACCAGATAAATTAAGATTAGGCGCTGTCAATAACAGTCCCGGACTGATATTTCTCGATGCAACCCTGCCACGTTTCCTAAGATTAGATTCCTCTATATCCCTTTTTGCCGCATTTGCTTCAGCTTCCTGAGGAACAGGAACAGGAACAGGGGGCGGAACATAAGCCTTCTTAGGATTGCCCTTAAAACATCTATTATGAGTATCCATGCACCCAAAATAATCATATATCTCAAACAGTATCATAGCCCTAACCTCATTACATAACCGTTAAGCCTGAACCCATAACCAACTAACAACCTTGTTAATACACTGTTTTTCTCAGTCTCAATCCTAATCTCCTTAAGACCTAAAGATTTAGCCCAGTTCTTAACCATATTAAAACCGGTCTTTGCGTCTTCTTTGTGCAACAACGAATATGCCTGACATATTACAGCCCTATCATATACTGAAACGGCAACCAAATGACCCCTATATTCATCCCCGTCTTTAGCCGTAACGACACAAATAACATCTTTGGCGTTAGGATAATCAAAGTAGTATTTAAGTTCCTCTGCACAAACATCTCTCGTATAGCCGTAATCTTCAACAAAATTAGGCTTAATCCTGTCAATTACTTCTTTGTCGTATTCCCTTTGAATTATCATATATCACTATCTTGCTATTTTTATATCGCTTTGTCAAGTAAAAAATACATTTTATAACTATTATGCTAAAACATCGTACTCAATAAGTACATCGTTGTTAGTGAACGGGTTATTATCTTTGGTCTTCATACTACCCAAATACTTACCGCCTATCTTGCCCCACTTATAGGCCATCATTTCATAACCAACAGCGTCTGCACCGTGAGAATGTATGTCGTGCAATGGTTGAGTTCGGTATGTTTCAAGGTTCTCGTCCCACTCCGCTCTATACATTTCGAGGCTTGTCAACCCTTTATCACACCTGTCAATATCAAATAAACAATACTTGAGTTCGTCTATAGTGGTCTTAATTCGAGTTTCTACATCGTGCTGTTCAAGTATTGTAAATCTTATACCAGCCTCTAATGCAACGTCTATAAGGTCTGCGCCTGTCTGTACGGAGCGACTATTAGAACCTTTGCGCCCGCAATCAAAGGGGGCGAAGTGTTGACCGTAATTATACTTCTTAGCCTTTAATAGCTCTGAATATGCAGTCATACCTAAACCGCTATTGTCCTCATAATAGTCAATATGCCTTTTCTCTAATTGAGAGTATTGAACAAACCAAATAGCAGTATGCTTATGGCCTATGTCCCAAAATGTATAAACGGGTAGTCTCGGCTCATAAGGTACATTACATACGCGCCCTTGCTCTCGCAGTCCTGCAATCTCAATTCCATAGTATGAACCTGTAATAAGAGCCTTAAACGCTTCATCGGGCGTAGAAGGGTGCTCTCTGAATATATGATGTTTAAGAGACTCTCGCTTAGCTGCATACCAAGCTCTTTGACCTTCTGATAATTTAATATTCAAGCTAACTTCAAGTCTGTTCAGATATAATGCTATATCAGGCGGTATTTTAACGAATTTGGGGTCTGTAACGTTCTTAGGGTCTTCATACCAAGCGAAGAAGTGAAATCTGTAATCTAATTTACCAAGCTCCTGACATGTATTCTTGAGCCTTATAGCTGTTTGACACTTATCGTAAAAATCACCTGCCCTGCCTTCGGCCGTTGACTCAATTACTATATATTGACCTTCGTGTACAGTCTCAAGAGTTCCAGTCTGTATTTCCTCAGCCTTTTTGGGCGTTTCAGCGCATATCTTACCATACTCTGATATATGCGTAAATTGACTTGTGCCCGACCTAAATGAGGTTGATACTGTTACGCTTGAATTGTTTTTAAGAATTAACTGGCAGGCATCGTCTTTAATAGCAGGAATAGCGGTACGTAACTGTGCAGGTATAGACTCGTAAGGTAGTTTTATCTTGTTTCTGAATATGTCAAGAGCAGCAGTTAGTTTATGAGCTGTTATATTGGCCGTTGTATTAGGCACAAATATAACCATATCAAGCGCAAGTATATCAATAAATGTAGTAATACCGTGTTGTCTTGACTTGAGTATTATATTTCTAACCCAGAAATTTGAGTACAGCTTGTACTGCACTGGGTTCATTCTGAATAGTATCCGTTCGCCCTTTTCGCTCGTAATCCAGTATAAATTATTCAACCGCCATAATCTACTCAATAAACACTTGCCGAGTTCGTCTTCGTTCTTAGGAATAATCAAAGCTTCAGCCGGTAAATAATCATATAATTTGGGGGGTACTTCTGTATGGTCTAATTTGATTGCGTTCAATATAGACGATTCTGGTGCGTTTTTTTTATCCTGTTTTTGTGCCAAATTTATAATAACCCTGTTTTTTAGACTAAAAATCAATTATCTAAAAACTACGACCCTTTTCAGCGATAGAAGATAATATCTGCGTTAATGCTGCATCTGCGCTGTGTTCAAATTCCTGCTTGTCTCTCATATCAGTAATATTCTTAGCTGTAAAACAAAACGCAGCCGGATTATAAAATCCTTTTAATCCACAAATAATTAAATGTTCTTTCTGGAGTTCTTTACATATTTTATAGGATTCGGAAAACTCTTTGTGTCTTTTGCACCATTCCAGCAATGTATCGTGGCAAACACCTATCTTTCTGGCGAATGAACTAAAGAACCTTAAATTTTCTGCGACCTCTTTTGTAGTTTCGATAACACTTCCGTTTTTCTGTATTAATTTAACATCTATTTCTTTTATTGGTTCAATATCAAAAAAAGATATAATTTCTTTACAGTATTTAGCTTTATATTTAGCTGGTCTTCCTCCAGCGTGTTTTTCCTGAACATCTTTTTCAGTGTTAATTTGGGCAATATTGTTATTTTTAACTGATTTAGTCATTATATTGCGCCTGCATTTGTAAATATCTATATCCGGACGTTAGTGCCTTATTAATTTTTTTGGCGGGACAAAACACGGGAAATTGTAGTCCATTATTATTAATCATTGGTGCTGTATATCTGTGTATTGTTTTACCGTGTTTAATATTGCCGTCTTTTTTAAGGCTTTTACTCGCTTTTATAATAACTTTTATATTAGCCATTTATTTACCTTTGTAACCGCTTGCGTATATTGCTCTGGCTTGTTTTTGCGCTTTAGCTTTAGATTTA